ACCACCACCTTGCATACCTATTACATTTTGTAATATCTCACCACCACCAAAAATTGCTTGAATATTATTACTAGATCTGGGTTTATTATCTCCACCACCAGCTTTATTAGCTGCTAATAATTTACCAGCACCAATCTTATCAACTGCAGGCTTACTCATCACAACTTCACCTGGCTGAGCAGCAAGAAGTTGTGTATCCTTACCCATTCCTGTAATCTTTACCCCACTTCCACCAGTAACAGGTCCACCTTCTTTAGCTGATATCTTCTTAGCATCAACCTGCGCATTCTTCGTCTTTCCTCCACCTTGCATACCTATTACATTTTGTAATATCTCACCACCACCAAAAGTTGATTGAATATTATTCACATTACTAAATCTAGGTTTATTATCTCCACCACCAGTAAATGAAATATCACCAACATTTATTATATCACCACCACCTTCAGATCCTTGAACTGGAGGGCCTCCAGCATTTATTATCTCACCACCACCTTCAGCTCCTTGAACTGGAGGGTCAAATCTAGGAATATTAGGTATCTTTGGAACTGTTATCATTGGAATGGATATGGCCTTGCTGATAGGTTTTGCACCAAATAAACCTATCACTCCATTAATAGCACCTGATACTAGTTTCTGTTGTAGATTAAGAGTACTTAGAATGAGATTAATTGGACCCAATACTGATTGAGATATAATATCAATTATAAGATTTAAAAACCCAATAATACCATTAGCAAAATCAATAATAGGATTTAAATACTTACCAGGATCCTGCCAAATCTTAAAGAGTGCTAATAAGGCTCCACCCAAAAGGATATTCTTTAAAAAATCCCATATCATATCAAAGAAACCCTTCACAGGTTTAGAAACTTTATCTAAAGTTTTCTTTAAAGGACCTTCCTTATTTTCCTCTAATTCTGCCTCTCTTTCCTTCTTACCTGCCTTTTCGTCACCTATTCTTTCCTTCTCATCTCTCCTCTCTTCCAATTCTTCTTGCTTCTTGAGGAAATTCAAAATATTCTCAAGACTCTCTTTAATCTTATCAAGACTTGGTGATACAACAGTACGCAGAAAATCTCCAGTTTTATCTTCCTTTTCCTCTTTATCTTCTGGTTCCTCTTTATCTTCTGGTTTAATATCAGTACTTAAAGCTCCTCCTCTTCCAGGAAGTAACTTTGATGGATCCATCTGTGGTTTAGGTTGAGATTTAGGTTCAGATGATTTCTTTCTACTTACAAAATCGGCAGCCTTAGACTTAACTTTAAAAGTACCAGTATCATTTTTAACTCTTTTCCATTCATCAGATATTAATTCCGCCTCTTCACTGGATCCACCACCCTGCATACGTTGGGCAGCCATCTTTTCTTTTAAAAGAGTCTTATACTCATCAAATTCCAAATCAACGGCATCAGAAATACCAAGAATTTCTAAAATTCTTGAATCAATCTCTTCTATTTTAGTGGCATTAGCTGGCATTGCTTTGATGCTTCTTCTCTTCTTCTTCTAAATGTTGCTGAAGAAGTGCGACGTATACATCACGCTCCCAAGGTATCATATTTTCTATTTCAGTTAATGAATATTTATGATACTGCATCAAAGCAAAGTTAAGTTTATAATAACTTTCCAGATCCATATGGATCAGAGCTATGCGAAAAAACTGGATAATCCTTCCAACGTAACATCACTTTCAACTTTAGTAACAGGATTTCTTACTTTAAAGGTATGAGATAGTTTAGGCATTGTTTCAAAGAACTTCTCAACCTTTTTAAATTGTGGAGAATTCATTTGTTCCAAGAAATCAACTACTTCTTTCTTAGTACAATCAGCAGAACTCCACACCTCTTCTGAGGTATAGATTTTATCTACACAACTAGCAATAAGTTCAAAGGATTGCTCCATAGTATTATCCCGATTAAAATCAAAATTATTCTTAATAAATTGATCTAAAGAAGGATATTTCATCTCCATCATCAAACTATCATCAAGTTTGATCTGTTTTGTATGTTCCTCATTCTCCTGAACTTTAATATCATCAATTGCAATAGTAACTGGAATAGAAGTCTCACCATCATCAGGAGCAGTAATATTCAATTCTGTCTCCTCCCCAACAGACTTACCTCTAATATTAAGGAACAAAAATTCAATATCAAATGTAGGTAGTTGTTCTACTTTGATACCTTTTGTCTTGATACAACTCTTCAGTACAGTCTTAATGGATGTAGTTATTTGTTTAGTACTCTCACTTTCCAATGCAAGAACTAAAAGTTTCTCTTCTTTAACTAAAAACGGTCTATATTCAATGGTCTGTTTTGTCGATGGAAGTTCCAACTCATATGTTGGAGTAACAATCTTTGGTAAAGGCATAATGATCTTATAAAGATTTCAGTGTATTATTTATAGGGATCTACAGCATAAAAGTTCTACAGATTATTTGTAAGGATCTGGTCCCCAGCTACCATCATCAGGACCAATATCAAAATCACCACCCAGTCTTCCTGATGATGCTGAGGTATTATTTTGAGTAGAAATAAACCTATCTATATCAGACTGAGACCAACCATTCATCCATGCTGGAATATTATCCCTAGTAATAAAACCTCTACCAATCAACTGTTGAGTAGAATAACCACGTGAAGCTGCTGTATCCATAACTCTCTCCCTAACATATCTCACATAAGTAAAGGATACCGTACATCTTAAAATATCACTAGCACCATAAGTTACAGGTATTGATATCATACTAGAAGGATAAGCATCAATAAAAGTATATCCCAGTGACGTAGATCTACTAAGATCTTTCTCAAATTTAGTTAAATATATATTATCTCTATATGAATCTGGATATGCAAATCTAAAAGGAGTTGGAACTGATTTATATTGATCACGCGTGCCAGTAACTCCCAATCCACTAATATAATCAATCCAACCATCAAATAATTCAATTACCTTATAATTATGATCAACATAAAAAGTTAAATCTATACTTTCATCATATATTCTTCTATAAGCAAGCTTCTCAGTAACACCCTGATAATCATCAGTTACATCATGGGTTGCCAAACTAGTTGCTGGAAGTTTTGCATCATGACATAACAAATATATATTATCTAAAGAATCATCAGTCAGATCTGGACCTCTCCCTTCGTGACGAAGAAATCCCAAAACTTCTGCAGGAGGTCTTACCCTTACCTGAAAAACTGATGTCTGAGCTAAATGTAATATTTTACTCTTTAAAGCAGAAGTACCCTGTACATTAGGTTGGGGGCCGTCGTAAGCCATCTATAAATATACTTAACTACTATTACTATGTAGCAACAATGCCTCGTGATTCTAAGTATCATCAGGGAAGATTTCATCCAAGAAATCCCCAAAAATACTTAGGTAATCCAAACAATATTATCTATAGAAGTAGTTGGGAATTAGAATTTTTAAGATGGTGTGATAAGACTCCAAATGTCTTAGAATATGCATCAGAAGAATTCAGTATTCCTTACCTTTCACCCAAAGATAATAGAGTCCATCGTTACTATCCTGATGGGTTTATCAAGGTTAAAGAAGATAATGGATTAATCAAAAAATATGTGATTGAAATTAAACCAAAAAACCAAGTAGAAGCACCAAAGAAAAAAGCTAGGGTTACCAAATCCTATATCAATGAAGTTACAAGATATGCAGTGAATCAAGCTAAATGGAAAGCAGCACGTAACTTCTGTAAAGATAACCTCTTGGAATTTAAAATCATAACTGAAGATGAACTAGGAAGACCTAATGGATCCAGAACAGGAAGAGTATCTAGAAAATCAAACAAATAGACTAGAACATGTAGTCAAAGACATTATTGGAATGCCTGAAGTTGATGACAGATTTCTAGCTGTAATGGAAACTCTTAATGATAGTGTAGTAACTACTCCAAATGTTGGAAGATATTACACCTTTATATACGATCCCAAAACTCCTAGAATTCGTTATGACCAATTCCCTCTAATAGCCTGTGTAGGGTTGTTTAGATGGGGATTTAGAGGAATTAACTATCATTGGCCAGGTTTTAGGAATTATGACTGGCAACAATCTATTGGAAATCTCTATATGGCTTATCCTTTAGAAATAACTGACTTACGTTCCATCCCATATCAAAACTTCAAGATAAATAGATAACAAGGATTACAATAGGTAAAATATCTCCTAATGGCTGAAATAGTTGAGACAACAACCGTGGCGCTTTGGCCGAAGGGCTCCAAT